TGGAGAGATGCCAGAATACGGTCTTGGCCTCTTACCAGACCGCCGTCTGCAAAGAAGCGGCCACCGTAAGCTGCCGCTACGCCTCCTCCTCCACCTCTTGCGGCGAGGGCTGCGTTCAGAGCGTATGCCTGCTGCGTGGCTGCTGCGAGTCTGACGGTGATGCCGTCGATCGCTGCGTAGCTTGAAGCCGCCGCAGTTGGCGTGACGCTCATCGTCTCGTTCACCTGGATGGCCTGCGTGTTGGCAGCCGCCAACCCGTTTGCGATCCCGCCGGTGGCGATGGACGCTTGCTGGGCCTTGCCTTGAGTCTTCTGTAGACTGATGTCTGCCTCGGCCGCAGCTCCCTTCATCTGCTTGGTGTTCTCAATCGTTTGCTTTGACTGCTCGTTCAAGGCCTCGATGATTGTCATGGTCTCACGAGGTGCCAAGCTTTTCTCTGCCGCGATTCGTTTGCGAATCAGGTTGTTGATTTCTCTGGCGTTCTTCAAGTAAGCCTGAAGCTTGGCGACTCGTGAGTTGAGCAAGGTGCCTTCTTCTCGGCCTTTGTTCACCAGATTCTGCAACGACGTGAACTGCTGGTCAGTGACTTCCTTTCCTTGTTGCAGGGCAATGTTGATCGACCGCTGCTGAGCAGCAATCTGCGCTTGCTCCTTCGTGACCTCCCCATCCGTGAAGATACCGACCAGGCCGACGCCACCAGCGGCCGTCTTCGGACCGAAGAAGTCAGCGGTTGCGCCTTCGACGGCCAGCGTTCGCAGGTCGCCTAGTAGCTTGTACTGAATCTCAAGGTTCTTCAACAGGGGCTGGAGTTGACGCGCGGCGTCTGCCACTTGACCAAGGGCTTTCTTCTGGTTGTCACCGGTTTCGGCCGCAGCCTGATCGATCTTGGCGAAGAACTCAGCGTAGGTTTCGCTGGGCAGCTTGTCGATCTTCAGAATCTCAGCCAATTCGGTCTTCAACCCGGTCGGATCGAGATCTAACTTGATCTGCAAAGACTCGTCTGCGAACGCCGCGTGCATCCGTGCGACCTCAGCCGCCCAGTCCTTCTTGGCTTGGTTCAGCGCGTCCGTCAGTCTTCCGGTGACCTCTCTGAAGTCGGTGTCGATCCCGACGCCTTCCAACGTGTCGAAGATGTTCGACAACTCGCGTTGCAGTTGGAGACGTTCCTCTTGCAACTCGACGAGACGTTGCTGATTGGCTTCCGTAGCCTCGCCGCTGTTGGCGATCGACTTCTCTTCGTCGGAGACGGCCTTCAGTCTGGCTTGCAACTCTTGCAGGTTCTGGGCCTGCTGCTGAGTCACTTTCTGTGCTTCCTTCTGAGCGGCCAAGTGCTTCCTACGGATGACACCTTCCTCGGCGACTGCCTTCAGGTATGCGCCCTGAATACGGTCGAGTTCCATGGCCGACTTGCCTTGCTTGATGGCGAGGTCGAGAACCTTCTCTTTGAGATCGACTTCTCTTGCGTTCGCTTCGAGAGCGGCCTTCAAGCTTTCTTCGCTGGCGTCAATCTTCGACAGAGCGGTGATCTTGTCAGCAGCGGCCTTACCGGCGGCGTCTTCGTAGATCTTCAGTCGCTCAGCGTCGTTTTGAGCACGCTTCAGCGACACGTTGAGGTAGGCGTCATCCAGCTTCTGTCCGACGTTGCTCAGTTCGCGAAGGTTGTCGCTGATTCTCTTGCCGACATCGGCATTGAACTTGTCGATCGCCCTGAAGGCGTCAGCGTACACGCCATCCACACTCTTGATGGCTGCCAACATGACATTGGTAGCCGAGGCAATGCCTTGGTCGCGAACGTTCTGTAGCGCAAACTCCTGCTTGTTGGCCTCGATGTAGTAGTCCCGCATCGCTTCACGGAGCGGATTGTACACATCGGCATTGGCCTTCTCTCGCTCGTCGCGAAGCTGCTCGGTCCTCTTGATGCCTTCAGCCACCAATCGATTGTGAATCTCGATGGCCGCGCCGCCATTCGCGAACTCCCCAGTCAATCGGCGGACGCCGATGGCAAGGTTGCTCACATGCTTCGCCAGCGTCTCCGTCCCACGAAGCACCAGAGGCAAGATAGATTTACCAAAATGAGTAAGGTCGTTGCTAAGCTGCTGGACAGATTGCTGGAATCGGAACGACTCGGACTCGGCGAACTCTGCCCAAGCACCGTTGGCCTTTTCCGTGGCGTTGGCCATCTCGCCCATGATCTCTTGCATCAGTTGGCCGTCGTCGACCATGATACCCATGGCACCGGAGATAGCACGGACGTTACGCAGCAAGGTGGCGAACTCTTGCGAGCTTCCGCCGGTCTCGTCTTGCAACTTCTGCAAAACACCCGTCAACCCACCAAAAGAAGCTACGGCCTGCTTGGCGTCCACGACACCCCATCGGCGGAAGACTTCACGCACATCATCGGTTGGCTTGATGAGCCGGGTGATGACCGCACGCAGTTGAGTGATGGCCGTGTCCGCCCGCACACCTTGTCGGGTCATCGTGGCAATGGAGGCTGCAACCTCTTCCCACGAGATGCCGAGTTGTGCGGTGAGCGGGGTGACACGACCGATGACGTTTGCGATCTCGTTCAGTCGCAAACGACCTTGTTCCACTGTGGTGAACAATGTACCAGCGACCCGGTTCGTCTCAGAGGCCTCCAACTGATAGGAGTTCATGACAGACGACAGGGCGTTCACAGCGTCTCCGGTCTCGGATGCTGTGATGGTCGCCAGCTTGGCGGCTTCGCTGGTGAAGTTGAGAGCGTCACCGGCTTCTACGACTTGGTTCGACAAAGTCTGGTACAGACCTTCAGCGAGATCCGCCGGAGCCTTAGCGACTACGTCAGAGAGGGCGAGCAGTTCCTGCCCGAGTTGAAGGGTGCCGCGGTTCTGCGAATCGATGGTGCGAATTTCTTCGATCGCCAGTCCAAGTTCCTGCGCACTGGCTACGGCGTCTTGCAGTCCTTGAATGACCATGTTCAAACTGCGGACGATCAACTGCGTTTCCAGAACACGCACCATGGTCTTCCACGAGATCGTAAGCTCGTCAGCCGCCTCAGCAGTCTTGCCCAGAGACTGTTGGCTCTTTCCCAAGTGCGCATTGCCGGCACTGGAGGCCCTCCCCATCTTGGCCATTTGAGCGTTGGCCTCACCAAGCTTCGAGTTGAGCCTGGAAAGATTGGAGATGGCGCCAGCAGCGTCAAAACCGAGTTTCTGGGTAATTTCAGACATCAGGAGATCTTTCTCTTCTTGATGTAACGATATGGGTTTGGAAGCTTCGCCGTCTTCGCCACCTTGAGCCACGAGGCCATTGCTCGCGACTGGAAGTTGTACGGCGTGAATCTAACGTTGTTGCTGAACGGTTGAGGTGGCGGTCCAGCGGTTGCCAAGTTGTACTCATTGTAGGCAAGGTATCGAAGATTGGTCTCGTAGATGAAGCCGACAAAGTCTTTGTCTACGACCACTCCGCTTCCGGTCGATGTCTCCCTGCCTAGGGATTGTCTGTTCTTCTTCGATCGTTGAGGGCCGATCGGGACTGAGGTGCCTAGTTCTGCGGCCAGCTTCTGGAAAGTTGCACGAGACGCACCTGACCAAGTCGGGATCGGCGTCTGATCCACCGCAGTGCGGAGCCACGCTTGTCCCGCCTGCTCGTTGAGTTTGCGAAGGGCATCGAGCATGGCTCGCCGGTAGGCTGCCATGTCGATGTCTATCGCGTAGAACTCAGTGGTGAATCTCATCTACAACCTCGGGCCGCACATCTTGGCCATTTCGATTCGCTCGTGCTCGGCTGTTTGGTAGAAGCCAATGAGTCTGGCTTGCTGCGGGACTTCCAAGTTGTCCCAGCAGACGTGATTTGGGTGCTTGATACCCGGGGGCAGGATATTGAACTCTCGACAAGCCGCCCAAATCACGTACTCAACCGTACGGAACTTCGGCCAGAGGACTCGCCGAGCTACGCCCCCTGACCACGTAGAAAAGCCTTGCGGGCTTCTTCGATCTTGTCCTCATCGAGAGAGTTGGCGATCATGACGATGCCAACGATGCGATTGCACTCTGTTTCCGAGATGCCAGCCGCCATCAGTTCGTCGGACCACTTCACCCACGTGGCGGGCTTTTCGAGATCGACGGTCTCCCACTCGATCTCGCTGGGCTCCAGCGACTTGATGCAGAGGAAGGCAAAACGCTGCTCGCTTCGGCGGGCGACCGCCTTCTTGTACTCGGCGTCCGAGTAGTCGCGACTCTTGCCTTCCTTGGTCTGAATCATCGGAGCCACAGGCATCGGGACGAGCGAGTCGAACTCCTCGTTGATAGCGACTGCCTTGGCTCGGAACGGAATGTCGTCGCCATTGCCGCGAGGCAGGACGAGCAACTCTTCACACTTGCTGACTTGTACTCCACCGATCTTCATGTTTGGTCTCCTAGTTGAGGCTGAGGAAATACGAGGTGCCCGCACAGAGGGACGGTTGACGTCCCTCTGTGCAGACTTGTTGGTTAGCACTCGGCGTCATCCGAGCGGGCGGCAATCGTCTCACTCACGTTGCAGCGGCCGGACACGGCGATCGTCGCTTCGCCCATGTCGAAGTCCAGCGACTCGTAGCGGAAGTCGGCGAACAACACGTCCTCGTCCTGGTCCGTGCCGCACGGGACACAGTGCTTGGCGAGAATGTCGACGCAGTAAGGCTCGCAGAGGTCGGACGAAGCCGACACCCACTCGCTCGCCTCGCCAGCCTGCTTCAGAGCGTCCACCGGGGTGATCGTCTGACCGGACTGGGTCTTGATGTACTCGTAAACGAATTCGAGCGACATCTCGACGGGCTGCTCATCGCCTTCCTTGACGGTGTCGAGATTGCCACGTTCGCGAAGGTACTCGTACTCCTTGGCTTCCGTCCAAGTGAGATTGCCTTCACCGATCTTGATCTCGATCCGCTGATTGATGAACGTGATGGCGCCTTCGGCGTTTTCGCTGTTGTAGGAGCCCTCGCCAAGAGCGGGAGTGATGGTGATGTTGGTCGTCGGACCAGAGTCGGTCGGGACACGAGCGGTCACGGTGTGAACCGTGTCGGCCGTCTCGCCGTTCACCGTCAGGCGAGCACCGACCGGAACCAAGTTAGTCGTGGTCGTGTTGAGAACGAGGGTATCGATCTCAAGCTCGGTGTCGTTGGCGGTGCCGTTCACGGAGAGGTTGCCCGTCCCGCTGAGACCATCCTGCACGTAGATGGTAACGTCACGCATTTCAATTCGTGCCATTGTAGTGTCTCCTCGAAGAGGTCGATTAGTGGTAATGGTCTTCGCGCAAGACCGGGACGATACCCGCCTCCTGGCGGTAAGTCAAATCGTTCTGTTCTGGCCCGCGCGACCGTCACAGAAAGATGTGAGTCGTTAAGCTAGCTTGGCCTCAACAGCGGCTAGCAAGTTGTCGTGACCGTTGCAATCTGGTCGCTTCATGATCACGGCCGTTGTTTCATCATAGAGATAGACGCCGGGCTCGGCAGGTAGCTCCGCTGTTACCTGTGGAAGCTGAGACTTGTATGTCTCGATCTGAGCAGCCAATTCAGCACCGGCAAACCAGATCTTCGCGTCCTTTGTGGTAGTCTCCTGTCCGACTTCTGTCTCCCATGTGCAGAACACCATTGGCTTGTGAACTCTCATGCTGGACCTCCGTCAGTAATGGTCCAGCCGTCAGAGACCAGATTCGCCCTGGCCGTCGCAGCGGCACCAGCACTGTACTGAGCGTTGCCACCATGCAGTTGGACATCGTTGTTGTGTGCTTGCCCGTCCCAACCGATCAACAGGGAATCGTAGTTAGCGTCGCTCAAAGGAGTGCCGCCCCCGCCATCTCCATGGCGCTGGTAACTGCTTGGTTGATATCCTTCGAGACAGTGGCTTCGTCCGTCAACGCCATTGCGTCGGGGATGAACCGAACGCCGTTGAGTTGGTATCCGGCGATATCTGACAATGTCATCGTGTTGCTAGGCGGCAGAACGATGAGAGGGTCGCTTGGGTCAACGCCGCCCTCTTCGAGCGACGAGCCTAGATCAAGAATCTCGTTGGTGACATCAAACTCGAATATCGCGTCGACTTCCGACTGTCGCACTCTGTCAGTTGTGCTCATCTGACCGAAGTGATATACCTTAGCGGCGTCATATCGGCCGTCCTTCAGACGGAGGCAACCGATCAAGTAGCCAGTGTCATCAGGGTCATCACCGTATTTGTAAATCGGGATCGGCTCAAGCATGGCGTCTTGGAAGATCCCACACCACTGGATCAACTCATACGCCGACCCTACCATGTCCATGTAGTGGGTCAACAGGAAGTTGATCGTGACTTCGACGTGATATTGGCCTTTGGCCACTTCCTTGGTCTGCGGGCCAGTGACTCGCAACTCAGAGTGACTGATCTGCATGTTTGAGTCGTCACGTTCGTCGATGCCTTCGACGAAGTACGGGATGTTGTTGGTGGCTGCGATTGGCTCAAAGTGGCACGCGATCGAGGAGAACAGCCAGCGAGGGAGGTTCTTCATGCTCATGATACGGTCGCCTCCGCGCTGTCAGAGAAGATCAGGTTCTGTGCCGCTGTCGACCGTACGTCTTCGTTCACCTTTGCTCCGTCGACCTTCTTGGCGGTGACGAGCCACGCAGTGTCTTGCTCGAAGTCTTCGATCGATTTGATGTCGTATCTGAAACCGGTGTACACAATCCAGTCATCTTGTTGCAGTTCCCAGTTCGGGACGTCGCGACGGTCGATGATGAATCTGCGGGTTCCTGGGTCGTAGGTTCCACCTTGAACAACTTGCTTGTTGGCAGAGATCAAAGAGATGGTTTGCACAGCCGTTCTGGTCAACATGTCAGGAAGCACAACTGCCCGGTCCACGTACACGGAATCCCGGTCCACGGTCTTTGTGCCGGTACGTCGGTCGGTCCCTGCCGAGTTCAGCTTGTAGATCGTGATCGGCCCGCCGTATTCGGCCTTCATTTGACCGATGCACCGACGGATGAAGCGGATCAGGTTGTAGTTGAGCCTAGGCACCTTGTTTTACCTTGCAGCGGGCCATCGTTTCAGTGATGAGTCGGATTTGCTCCGTATTCGCTTTGATGACTTCCGTGTTTGTTGCGATGACGGCGGCTTGCTCCTTCACCATATTGGAGAGCACTTCCGTGTTGAAGTCTTCCAGTTTCGTCACCCTGTCGACTAGGTTCTGCTCGCGGCGCCAGTCACGCCAAATGAAGAACAGGACGATACCAACAAGCGGACCGAAATCCTTCGCGAGTTCAAAGAGTTCCACCGTGCTGTCCTTTCTAAGCTTGAACTTGTGCCGCCAGCTCCTTCACGAACGCCTTGAGGGCCAGTTTCAAGTCGTTGCGTGTCGAAATGTAATCCGCCAAGTCTGGGATGTTCACCTTTATGGCGTCGTCTGATTCTTCGTCCACTGGCTCATCGGTGGCGTCGTCCAAAGGCAGGTACACGGCGTTCAGCATACGTGCGCTTCACGGTTGCGGCCGTCGGCGTTGACTAGCGGTTGTCGGACTGTCATAGGATAGCTACCTCGTTGACTTCGATGTCGAACTCGGTGGTGGTGACGGCCGTGCCCATTGTCACGACGACGTGGTTGTCAGTCGTCGGAGGCGCCGTTGACATGGTTCCAGCCGTCGTGCCGAGGAAGTAGGCCGCGCCTGGGGTGAGGTTTGTCGAGCCGATGACGTTTGTCCAGTCGGCTTGATTGACACTTCCTTCGGTCAAGATGTTGGCCGTGCCGTTCGCGGTGGCGCCCACTTGAACGAGTCCTACTGCTTTCGACTCTGTGAGGTCTGCCGCATTGGCCAGATTGATTGTGTTGTTGCCTGAGATGTAGACTGGCTGTCCGACCAGAACCGTTTCGTTCGCGGTCACTTCGTGCAGGCTCAAATCTGGATCGCCTGAGCCGTTGCCGGAGCCAGGAGGGTGATAGCCGTCAAGAGAGGCGTGGGCGTAGTCTGTCAAAGCCATCGCCGACTCGACGGGTCTCAGCATCTCCATCGTTAGAGTGGCTGAGTCGGAGAGGGCGAGTGTGTCCGTGGCAGGGTCTTCGCCGTGGTTGTTGTGGGCATCTGCCAAATCCAGCAGATTCATTGCGTCCCACAGAGATTTGTTCTTGTCGCCATACTGAGTGGCGGAACCCATCAACGCCAATGAGGAAGTAGCCAAGACTCGCTTTTCCAGCAGCCCGGCTCCACTGCCGATCCCGTTGGTTGGGATCATAGGCATTCTGATGTTGATGGCGAGTGGGATCATTACTTGTATGCCAAGAGGTTGACTTCGGCTCCAACAGACTCCTCAATGAATCGCAGTTTCCTCAAGTCGCCTAGGTACCAGATCGACTGTCCTGCGGCTAGACGGTAGCCCTCCGTCGGAGTCGGGTCGACGCCGTCATCTCTGATTCGGATGTTGGCGTTCAATGTCTGAATGAGAGCGACACGACCTCCGCCGATCTGAACGCCTTTGACCGCCGATAGGCCGGTGATCTGACGATAGCCAGCGGGCTCGACCGTTCCATCAGCGTAGAACTTATCAGCAAAAGCCATGGGGTGTCCCTCAAAGAAGAAAGGAAGGCCCGGCGGGCGGTTACAACGCCGCCCGCCGGCGCATCTATCGAGAATCCGGCTCACGCCGGAGGTTGCTTAGGCGTAGAGAACTGCGCCCAGATTGGTGTCGAGCACCGCAACGCCGCAGAGCATGTCCAAGGTGACCTTGGTGCCCTGGCTGTCGATATCGTACTGCATCGCAACACGCATCGCCAGATCGTTGTAGCTGCCGATTGCGGACTGGACGCCGAGGGCGTTGGCCGGGACAGCGAGAGGTCGGCTGACCAGCGCGAGAGCGTCGCGATGGAACGCGAAGCACATCGAGCCGTGAGGACCGGGGAAGACCTCGTCGTTGTCGGCGAGGGCCACTTCCAGCGGACGATCGAGCCAAACCACAACGGACGTGGTGTTGACCGAGTCGACCTCGATGATCGTGTACACCTTGCGGTTGCTGCCGGTGCCGGTGGCCAGAATCTGACCCACGACGGGCAGCTTGTTGGAAGTGATGCCATCGAGCGTGATGCCCTTGTCGTAGCCAATGGCGTAGTCGCCATCGACGTCGGCCGGAGCGAAAGCATAACCGACGGCGTTGGCCGACACGTCATACTTGTAGGCGCTCGCGAGGGTGATGCCGGTCGTCGAGCCGGAGCCCGTATGAGCCGAGATCACCTGCGGCTGCTGGTCGCCGGTGAACCAGACATAGCAACCGTCGGTTACTTCCGTGGAGGACGTGCAGGCCTTGTTGCCCGTGTCCCCGGAGGACGCGCCAGCGGTGTGGTTGAGCGTGATCGTGTCCGCGTCCACGAGGCTGCGGTAGTTCACGTTCTGGTCCATATAGGTGTCGAAACCGAGGACGCGGCCCAGCTTGGCCTCTTCCAGGGCGGTTCCGTCGTCACCACGCTGGCTGGCAGCGATGAAGAGTTCCGTCTTCAACATCGACGTCTGCGACTGCGGGCTGATGACGAGGTTACGGCCGTTCGGGTACGCGCGGTTGACGTTCATCAACTCGCCCGTCTCCAAGATCCAATCCTTGGCGTTCGAGGCCGACATTCCGGCCAGCTTGCCAGCGGCGTTCGTGGCGAACTGAGGCGCCTGACCGCAGAGAATGCGATCCACGGAGCGGGCCATCTGCATGGCAGCCGGTTCCATGTAGTAGGAGATCAGTTCCTTGAACGAGAGGCTCGCCTCTTCGTCCTTGATGGTGAACGTCACGTAGACGTGCTGGTTCAGGGGAACCTGCACGTTCGTGCTGACGGCGTCCTGATTGACGACGCTGTCGGACTGGGCCTTACGCTTGGTCGAGAACTCGCTCGGCCGACGCGTGTTGACAATGTCACCGTAGCTGGCGACCAGCGGGGAGAAGTCACGGTGGACCAGATTGGCCATGACCATGTTCTCTTCGAGGATCGCGAGCGACTCATGCGCCCACAGTTCGGGGGTCAGGGCGTCGTTGTTGTTGTTGAAACACAGGGGGTAAAGATTCATTGCGAACTCCTTATGGTATCTTGAGTGAGTTTACGAAACTGACTCCCAGGTAAGAAAGCGCCTTGCGCCCCTGGTTCTCACAAGACGACGAAACCCGGTCTTCCCGGTATAGTCTTGGCTTGAAGGCGCGGACATTCAATCCAGACTAGCTAAGCGAACGCGTCAAGACGGGACGCGGT